CAACTCTGGGGGATCGGTCAGCACCGATTATTGTGTGGTGATAGCACTAGCCGAGATGATGTTAGTCGCCTCATGGCTGGCAGAAAGGCGAATCTTATGATGACTGACCCACCATATGGGGTGCAGGCAATAGGAGGCAGCCGCGATCCGCGAGACAAGCGCAATCACCGTTCTGGGAACAGCATCGAAAACGATGACCTGACCGGGGAAGGGCTTCGCAAATTCCTTGAATCCGCGTGGACTGCGTGGGCCGCTCACCTGACGTCTGGGGCATCGTGGTATTGCTTTTTTTCCGACACTGAGACGTTGCCCGTGCTGCAAAGCCTTGACACATTGGGATCGGCAAAACATGTCCTTGTTTGGGTCAAAGAGCAGTTTGTATTTGGGCGTAGCGACTACCATTATCGGCATGAACCGATTGCATATGGATGGACAAAAGGGGCAGCTCATACCTGGCTAGGGAGCCGAGATCAATCAACTATCTGGGAGGTACCACGGGATGCCGTAAAGAAGATGATGCATCCAACTGTGAAGCCTGTCGAGTTATTCTCCAGAGCATTCAATAACCATACAGTTAAAGGAGACCTTGTCGTTGAACCTTTTTCTGGGAGCGGGTCCCAACTGTGTGCCGCTCAACAAGCTGGACGGATCTGCTATGCAATGGATAATGAGCCCAAATACGTTGCCGTAGCCCTCGAACGTCTAAATCAAATGGGTTTGGAACCGAAACTCCTGGAATGACATGACAAAGCACGAAGCAACCCCAGAAAGCCGCCCACAAGTGATGCTTATGGCCGCCTATGGCACCGTCCCCGAATGTATCGCCCGCGTGGTGGGCGTTAGCGTGACGGAGCTAATGAAAACCTACAAAGACGAAATCGAAACCGCCGAGATTGAAGCCGTAGCAAAGGTCGCCGAGGGCCTATTCAAGCGAGCGGTAGACGGCGACAACGTGGCGGCCATCTTCATCATGGAGACGCGGGGCGGTTGGAGCAGAGGGGCCAAGAAGTGAGCGACGACAGCCAGCCAGAACAGCAATGGCAACCCGGATACAACCCGCAAACCGGCCAGGAACAAGGCCGTTTGAAGCGTGGCAACACCGTTAACGTCGGGCGTATCCGTAAAGAGGTCCGCCTCAAATGTGCCATCGCGGCAAAGGACGGGGTCGAATACTGGGACAAGGTGGCACGGGGCCTAAAGGTGGTCGCCGAATATCACATGGGCCAGAAACGCCTACGGTATCCAACGCACGCCGAGAAAATGAAGGCTATCGAACACCTGGTCGAAATCGGGATCGGTCGCGACGACAAACTAGAAGTAGAAAACACCGGACGCCTAACGAATGAAGACCGCCGCCGAATTCTCCGGGATCTTGCCGCCGAAGCTCAGCGAGGCGGAAGCCCTGAGGTGGATAGCTGATCATCTCGACGAACTCACGCCGGAACAATTAGCGTACGTTGACGACGTCCTCCTCGCGCCGGGCGAGGAGGCACAGACCGGCCCCGGCGACGACTATTTCCAATGGCTACGGGACAACTTCCCGAACGTCATATCTAAGGCGTTCGCGCCACGCCACCAACAGCTTTGGGAATGGTTCAAAACCATCCGCCCCGATTGCATTGTCCCGCCACGGCTAGAGATTTGGCCACGAGGCGGCGCGAAGTCGATCACCGGACGTCTAGGCACCGTTTACGCCGGGGCACGGCTGGCACGCCGGTTTTGCCTCTACGTTTCCGAGACCCAGGAGCAAGCCGACACCCACGTCGCGGCGATTTCCGGATTCTTCGCGCAATTGGGCTATGGCCCGGCGCTAACCAAGCAGGGCACCCAAAAGGGTTGGCGCCGCAACCAACTCCGGGTCGACAACGGGTTCAACGTGGCGGCAATGGGGTTGGACACTGCCGTCCGTGGCATCAACCTCGACCAGTTCCGGCCCGACATGATAATTTTCGACGACATCGACGGGCGGAACGACACCCCGAAAACGACCGCCAAGAAGGAGGCCGCCGTCACCGAGTCGATATTGCCCGCCGGTAGTTCCGACTGCGTCGTACTCTTTTTGCAAAACCTCGTCATTGAGGACGGAATCATTAGCCGTGTCGTCGACGGGCGTGCCCCCTACCTATTGAACGCCGAGGTAATTGGCCCCATCAAAGCCGTCGAGGGCCTGGTCGTTGAGGACGACCAGCTACCTAACGGCAAGTGGTACAAGAAGATCGGCGGTGGCGTGGCGTCGTGGGCCGGGCAAACTCTCGAAATCTGCCAACAACAGATATTGCTTTGGGGTTGGCCCGCGTTCAAACGTGAGGCCCAACAGGAGGTCGCGGGGGCCGATGGCTATTTCTTCGACCATAACCAGTTCCGCAAGATTGAAGACCTACCCGGTGGATTCCCCGGCAAACGCAAGTGGAAGTTTTGCCGGGCGTGGGATCTAGCGGGCACCGAGGGAGGCGGCGACTACACGGCCGGCGTATTGATCGCCTATTCGGTCGAAATCGGTCCGGGTGGCCGCGACGACGGGTTGGCCGTCGTCCTCGATGTCGTCCGCGAGCAATTCGAGCCCAACAAGGTCAAGCGCCTAATCGCACAAACCACGATGGCCGACCGAGAAACGTACGGTGTCGTGAAGACCCATTTCCCGCAAGACCCAAGCCAGGCCGGTAAAGACCAAGCCCAGCAATACCAGGACCGGTTCCGGGCGAAACAGGTGCCGGTCACGGTCGAGAGCGTACGCGGCGCCAAAGCGAAGCGGGCCAGCCGATGGGCCGAGCAAGTCAACGCGGGCAATGCGTATCTAATGCCGGGCGAATGGAATCACCACTTTACGGAGGAGCATCGGAAATTCAGGGAAGACGAGGAGCATGATTTCGACGACCAGGTCGACGCGGCGTCGGACGCCATGACCGAACTCGCGGGCCGGATCGCCGGAACTGCCGCCGCCATACCCAAGAACCCCGTGTTCGTTCGCAAGCGCGGAAAGGACTTTATTTAATGCAAGTTGAAAGTAACCCACTAGCAAACCAACCCGTTCGAGAGGTTGGCCAGCGACAACCGGCGGGCATGCGAAAACGGGCCCTGGCGGTCGATTGGTATTCCCTCCTGTCCTATGCCCGTGCCGTCCCGATGACGCTAGACGAGGCCCAGCGAAAGCACGGCATGAACGTCGCAAACGTCATGCGTCGCGATGCCGCCGTCGCCGGTGCCCTTCGCAAATGGAAACAGGAGATTCTTTCCGAGGAACTCCGTATCATGCCGCCGCCGGGATTCGAGGACAACCAAGCGTGTCTCGATGAATGCCAATTCTTGGGCCGTTGTTTTGATCGCCTCGACGTCCGCCCCGAGGATCTTGCTTGGCAAATGCTCGACTGTGCCGCCGAAGGCCACGTCCTAGTTGAACAGACATGGGCACGCGGCGACGGGGCCGACCGCAACCTAAACGTGTGGGATAGCCTTCGCCCGATTCCGAACAACCTCTACGTGATCGTCCAGGACGCGTACGGCAAATTCCTCGGGGTCATCGGTTGGGTGCCCGGCCACGTCCCGTTGCTATGGCAGGGGCCGATATTGCTACCCCTCGAAAACATCCCCGGATTTATCCCGGCGTGGAAATTCGCCCTGATCACCCACGACCCCGTTATCGGCGGCCTAATGGGTCGGACCCGCGTCGAACCCGCCTACAATCCCTACGCCATCAAGTACAAGAATTGGGCGCTATTGCTCCAATACCTAACCCGATTCGCCGGTCCCATCCCCATCGGCGAGGTTAGCCCGGACGCCGTCGCCCGCGATCCATTGAAGACCCCCGAGGAGGAAATGGGCGAGTTCTTGGCGATGATCGAGGAAATGGGCGGCGTGGGCGTCCCATTCGGCACGAACATCCAGTTTTTGAAGGCGGACGGCGGCGAAAAGGTGTTCGTCAACGCTATCGACGCATGTAACCGCGAAATTGCTACCGCGATTTTGGGGTCGCCTAAAACCGTGATGGAGGCCAAGAACGATAGCCAGGCCGCCCAGGGTTCGGCGCAAGATGCCGTCGACGAAGATACGGGGTTTTCGGGCGCGATGCTATGTTCGGTCATCAACCGGCAATTGATTCGGCCCCTTGTCCGTAGCAACCGTGGCCCCGATTTCCCGGTGCCGGTCATGGTCCTCGGTGCGGATTCGGACGACTTCGCCGAGGCATCGGTAGGAGCCGCCGCCCTCTACACCGCCGGAGCGGTCGCGGACAACCAGGAACCGGCCATCGCCAAGAAGCTCGGATTACCGGCCCCCGATAAACCGATCAGCGAGCGCCAAGCGTTGAACAATCCGCAACCCGTCACAGTGGGCAAGGATGGCAAACCCGTCCCCGCCGCCAAACCGGGCGACACGCCGAAGCCGAAAGATAAACCCAAGACGTCGTTTTGGAATATCGGCTGGCAAAGCCGACGATAAGGAGCCACATGAACGTTAACCCAGCAGTCGTAGCGTTACTCCAAAAACAGGAGGGAACCATCAGCCAGGCCGAGGCGGAAGTCCGGGCGCTTCGCGTTGCCACCCGCATCAGAGATTACAAAGGCTTCCACAAGTTCTGCCGGCGGGTGCAATCCCGCCTAGAGGAAGACGCCCGCGAAATCCGGGAATTCATCGCCGAGTATTGCGGCGACACCCCATACGTGTCGGCCACCACCCAGGTCGCATGCCAGATGATGCAGGTTTCCGAGGTGCCGGAACGAATTCTGGCCGCCGCGTGGACGATCCAAAACGGTTGGGAGGAGATTTCCGGCGAGGCACAGGGAACCGGCGACAACAGCGTCGACGCCATGGCCGACGACTACATGGAAGCGGGCAACAAGGTCATCATGGAGCTAACCCGCATCGTTAACGCCTTCACCGATGCCGGTGGCGACCGTTCCTACTGGAAGCTATTGGACAAGGAGCTATTGAAGAAATATGGCTAGGACGCGCCAAGAGCTAGTCGACCGACGTGCCGGTATCGAGGCCGTGGGCGACACCTTCACCAAACTCGACCAGGCCTACGAAATCGACCCGGTTTGGGCGATCCGGCCCGGTTATGCCCTCGAAAAACAAGAGGTTATGCTATCGTTGACGCCCGAAATGGCGGCCCGTGCCTACGAGGAGTGGCGAGCCAGCCAGGGCAAGGTAAACGCGGGTCGCGGCGGTGCCGACGCCGACGAAAAGCCATACCGCGTCGAGAACGGCGTCGCCATTTTGAACCTTTCCGGCCCGATGACAAAGCGCCCGACGTCGATGTCGTACTACTTCGGCGGAACGTCAACCGTCATGCTTGGCCGTGCGATCCGCCAGGCCGTTCGCGACACCGAGGTCAAGGCGCTTTTGCTTCTAACATCGTCCCCCGGCGGCCAGGCCATGGGAACGTCGGACCTCGCCGACGAAGTCATCAAGGCCAAGGCGGTCAAACCCGTCTATTCGTTCGTCGACGGTTTGTCGGCGTCGGCGGCCTATTGGGTGAACTGCGTTAGCGACGGTACCTACGCCTCCCGAACCTCTGAAATCGGGTGCATCGGCACCTATGCCGTGATGCGGGATTCATCCCAGGCGGCCATTCGTGCGGGCGTCGAGGTTTTCGTCGTCCGCGATGGTGCGTTTAAGGGTGCGGGGACATCCGGCACCGTCGTCACCGCCGAGCATCGCGCCGAATTCCAGCGCGAGGTATCGGCCCTGAACGACCATTTCGTCGCCGACGTCGCCGCTGGCCGGGGCTTGTCCCTTGCCAAGGCGAAGGAGTTGGCCGACGGTCGTGTCCATGTGGGCAAGGCCGCCGAAGACCTTGGGCTTATCGACGGCGTGATGTCGTTCGATGAATGCCTACAAATGATTTCCTCGGGGTCAGTACCCGAGCGGAAAACCGCCGGTAACGGCACAGGAGAAACAGCAATGAGCAATCAACAGTCCTTTGCAGAGCGCTTTATGGCGCTGTTCAAGGAAGCTGGGCTCGACAAAGAGGCCGGTACCGGCGGACCCGACGCCGTCACCGATCCGAAAGTCACGGCGGCGCTTGACATGGCCTACGGGATCACGGCGAGAGCCTTGGTCGCCCAGGCGTGCGGCGCTATGGACCCAGCTATCCAGACGGCAGTTCTGCCGCTCGCCCTAGTCGCCGTCAAAACAGACGGCGGCATGCTTGGCCCAACGTGCCAGGCATTCGTCCAACTGGCGGCCAATTCCAAGTCGCCCATCGACATGACCAAACCCATGATCGTCCAGGTAGCCGAACAGGACGACCAGGGAACTGCGGCGCTACGCAAAAAGGCCGCTGGCATTAACGCCGGAAGCGTTAGCGCCATCAACAACGCGAACGGGAGGGGTTAACCGTGTTTTTTCTGTCTATGTCAGCCCTCGCCCTTGGGGCGATCTGCGCCGCCTTCGTGGGTTCATCCACCGAAAACTACCGAAATGGCGAGTTCCTGGGGCGAGAGCTACCGGGCGACATCTCGCGCGACCAAGTCGTCCTCAAGGCGGTTAACGATGCGGCCACAAGTTGGCTAACCGGTACCGTCCTGGGCAAAATCGTCGTCGGTGCCCTAGCCGCCGTCGCCGGTGGTGGCAATACCGGCGCCGGCACCCTCGGGGCGTTGGCTTCGGCTGTAAACACTAAGGTCGGGGCCTACCTATTCACCTGTTTTAGCGTGACCGGTGGGTATTGGTTTAGCGTCGCCGACCCGAACGGCAAAATCGTCGGCATCGTCAAGGCGACCGGCGCTCCCCAAACCATTTCCGACATGACGTTCACCCTCACCGACAGCGGCGCCCATTTCGTCATCGGCGACACGTTCACCGTGACCGTGGCCGCAGGATCGGGCAAATGTGTGATTCTGAACCCGGCGGCACTCGACGGGAGCCAGAACGCGTCGGCCATCCTCTACGCGACCCAGTACATGGGTGGCGCGAACGACGTCAACGCCGCTGTAGTCAACTACGGCGCGACGGTTGCTACCGGGCTTATCGTATGGCCAGCCGGTATCACCAACAACCAAAAGGCGGCGGCCATCGCCCAATTGAACGCCCTCGGCATCAAGTTCCGGGCGAACGTCTAAACAAATGACCGGCCCTCGGGAGCGAGGGCCGTTGACCACCACTTAAGGAGCAACCAATGAGGATGAACACCGGCGGCGCAATGCCGACGATTGATATGAATGTAATGGCCCCGGCCTACATTTCTATCGAACAACTGATCGCAACGGGCGACTATACGTACGCCACGTTATGCGGTGCAGTCAACAGCGTGCCCTACGAGCCGGGTTACCTCGGAAAGAAGGGCTTCTACCACTATCTCGGGTCACGCACCCGCGACGTTAAGCTCGAATTCGACGGTCAGACCATCGGCCTGATTCAGAGTTCGGCACCGATGTCGCCGGGCGTGGTCGTATCACGCAAGCCCCGAACCGGCCTTAGCTTCCGAGCCCCACGCCTGGCCATGACGATCCCGGTACACGCTACCGAGGTCGCCGAGGTCCGTGAACTCGGTGCGGCGGACCTGGAAGGCGTCGAAACCCAAGCCGGTTGGAGGATACGAAACGCAATTCGCGACCTCCGGTCGACATGGGAATGGCACGCCCTTAATGGCGCTATGGGCATCCTGCTCGATGCAGACGGTTCGGTGATGATTAACTACTTCACCGCCTTCGGCATCGCACAGCCGACGTTTGACATGACCTGGAGTACGGCTGGCACCCCGCTTCTAATGAAGTGTGCGGCCATCCTAAACCAGATCGAGGACGCATTGGGCGGCAACTTCAACCCGGAGGGGTCGGGGGCCACAAACGGAATCATTCCGTCGACGCCGCCGCTTGTCCTTTGCGGTCGCACGTTCTGGCAAAAACTCATGAGCGACGCGAGCTTTGCCACGGCGTTCCAATTCTTCCAGGCACGGGACCAACGCTACCTACCGCTCCGTGAGGACATGCGGTACAAGGACGATTTCGAGTTCGGCGGAATCTATTGGCGTCAGTACCGTGGTTCGACCCAGCAGACGGGGCAATTCATCCCCGCCGCGACCGCACAGGTGCTAATCAACGACCTGCCCGGTACCTACCTGGGATACTTCACCCCGCCGGAAGACGTCGAGGACGCGGTCAACAAACCCGGCCTACCGCTTGTGGCCACCGTTGAGTTGATGGAACATAAGGCTGGCATCGAGTTCCGAATCCAGTCCAACCCCATTCACATCATGGGCCGCCCCGCCGCCGCCCTACAGTTGTTCTCTAGCAACTAAGGGCATGACCTGGGGGCGGGTGGCCGCCCCCGATTCTTTGAACGACCATGCAAATTCCAACCTACCAAGAAGCGGTCGACGAACTCGTACGCCTCGGTGGTCGCGTCATAATCGACGGGGACATCGCGACGTCTGTAGCGGCGGTCCGGCTCCACTTCACTAAACGCGGATGGCCGATAGACGAGCCCGTCCCGATCCCTGAACTTCCTAGTGTGCTAGTGCGAGGCAAGAACGTCGCCGAAATCGACCCCGACGCCGACGAAGATGCCAAGCCGGTCGACCTGGGCACTTTCCCGGCCACGTCCGCCGCCGTTTCGCATTCGGTGGTCGACACGATCATGGAACTACCCGAGGACGAAATCCGAAAGCAGTTGGCCGACCGTATGGTCACCGTGCCGGTGGCCATCACCGACAAGGAAGGCCTAGCGACGCTATTGGCCCAGGCGGCGGGTTACACCGTCAATCTGACGCCATCGAAACCCAGCGCCGAATTCGATGCCGTAGCGGCCAAGAACTCCGCCGCGCTCGCCGAAATGATGGCACCCAAGCCCGTCACCATCGTCGGACCGGTCATGGGTCGAAAGGCCGCCGACCCTCCTCCACCACCTCCCGCCGATCCGCCCGACACAAAGAAGGGCAAGAAGTAGGTAAGACGCCCGCCGAAAGGTGGGCGTCTTAGTTTATGACCATGCCTACGGAACCGACGTACACGTTTGACCCCGGCCTACCAACCGATACGGATTGGGTGCGGTCGATTCTCCAAGACAATGGGCAGATGCAAACCTATCCCGAGGGCGATTGGGTGCTATCCGACCAGGAGATCACCGCGTACATCAACGCCAACGGGTGGAACGATGGCATCGCCACGGCGGCACTTGCGATGGTGTCGAACTACGGCCAGCGCGAAACGTTGTATAAGGCCGGATCAACCGACGCCGAGTTCGTTTGGAAGGATCGGGTAGAGGCCTTGACCGCTATCGCCGCCCTCGCCCGAAAAGGTGGCATCCCCGACCCAACGTCGCCGGAACGTGTGGTTTCCACGCCGGAAATGACCCCATACGTGGGCCGTCGCCGCGTGCGGGCAACGTTGTTGGGTCCTGGGGGCGGTGGGTGCAACTTTACGCCCCGGCGGTGGCCAAACTAATGGCCTTCACGAGTCCGGGACAACTCGCCCGCATGCGTGCCACGGCGGTCAAACGCTACGCCATGTCGTGCAACATCCTCACCCAGTCGGGAAACCGCACCCTAAACAATGCTGGCGGCGTCTCGGCCGCTAAAGCGACGTGGAACCCAAGCGCCGGGAGCCCGTTCAAATGTTCGCTATGGCGACCCCGTGACTTTGCGGTTCAAACCCACGAAGGCGGAGCCCAACAGCAGGTCGTCCGCTGGCGTCTCTCCCTCCCTTATGGCACGCGGATCGCCACAAAGCAACGCGTACAGATCGTGGGCGGGAGTCTCTACGAAGTCGTTGGGGTCGATGATGACCGCACCGACGCGATACAGGTCCTTTGTGACTTGAAGTTGATAGCCTAACCATGAAAACCATCAAAGTACTTC